ATCCAAAGGTAGTAGCATTACATGGGATTTCATCTGCTTCATAAGTCCATGGTGTAGCTCCAGAGGTAAGTCTTTCCAACGCTCCACTGGTAAAATAACATCCCATATAATCGCCGGAGTCGGCGAGATATGCGGTAAAATGCAAAGCGCCACTTGTGAATATGTGGCAAACCCCGTCCGCAGCAACGTCTATATTTGTTGTCTGTTGATAATATCCGGCATCGCAGGAAAGACTATTCGATCCGAGATGTGTGAATGATCCGGTCTGCACGTCGGAACATGCCGTATTAGCCTGTAACTGCAAACGGCTGACGGTGCCATTCTCATTGGCAGCATTCGTACCGTTGACCCATGTATATGAGCCAATTATTGTAGAATCGTAATCCCCACATGCACCACCGAGATCCATAGCCATTTAGAAGTTCCACCATCTACGAACAGCAGGAACTTGAGGAACGTGATTGTCAAGATAATCTGCCATAATTTCCAGGTCAATAGTTGTAGTAATCCCATCAAGGTTTGCAGTCACATAATCGAACATTTGCTTCATTGGAATAACTTCTGACATTCCTGCAACCTTCGGATACCATCGGCCCGCAGTTTTCAGTCTACCGTTCACCATTTCCTTTCGCTGCTTAACGGAAAAATACGTCAGCACTCCGCTATCCTCATGAAGACCGCGAAGTTCTAGAGCAATAGCAGACAGAAGATCCTGATATGTGTTAACGAATTGTTGATCAATCGGAATGAGGTCGTGGGTAACCTCCAGATCGACTTGCGGTTTATATAAGGCAAGAAGTTGTCCGTTAGATGATAATGATTCTTTCGTTGTCACAAGGCCGAGGGCTGTAACCATATTATTTTTGTGGGTCTTTACCTCTGAAACATCTCTGGTTATATAGGCCAGTGGAGTATGGAAGTGATCTAGGCCCGAATCTATCGCAGAAGGATTTCCATACCTAGACAGGAATTCATCGACCATCTTTGCTTGCTTGGTTATGATGTATGCACAAGTTGTTGCTTGTTTCTTGATCTCTGCGACTGTAGCTAATTGAGGAATCGCCGCATCTTGCTGTGCAGGTGTCGCTCCGGGTTTGAACATAAGAGGAGTTTCATTTCTTGGATCTTTACATTGTAGGACGAGAGATGCTCCATCTATCACCCGGTTGATAGTATTCGCCTTATGAATCAGTTGATAACCGATAACAATTTCTTCGCGAGTAGCCATGATTTACCTCTAATCATTCTGTCGCTTTCCGTTATGGAGGTGGCGAGTGATCAATAACAACGAAAGAATCTAGGTGTTTATCCACAATACCGGAAGCCATGGTAATGGATATAGAAAGCGTCCAGTCCGTACCGGACTTGGCGAAGGTAGTTAAGGCTAGAAGTACGCCCGAGGCCGCAGAAGTATAATCAACGCTGCTGGTAACTACACTGAAGTTCCGCTCGACAGAATTGTAGCAGATAACCTCCGCAGTGCATCCAGTTAAGTTTATAGGTGTATCTGCGGTGTCCGTAACTAACCATCGTAAATGCTTCTTCTCCCCTTTGATGACCTCAAGTCTATTGGGTATCATCTCCATACGCTCCTATATGATAGTTGCGCCAGCTCCGTAGTCCGCATGACAATAAACCTTTGGATTATACTCGATGCACTCCAGCCTGATTCTATTCTCTCCGCTTCTGGACATTCCCATTACGCGCCATCTCCAGATATCTATTGTATTCAGGTCGGCGATGTATCGGCCTATCCCGTAGACATCCCCGGCCACTGGAGGTGCAGTCCAATCCACGGTTACAGCCCAGAGATCCGTAGGTGCTGCATCAAATCCACTACCAATATTTCTTCTTTCTATTGTACCATCTGTATGTCTAACCCAGACAGATGCGAAACCATCATAGGTTGCAGCATCTAATACGATTGATTGATCCAGAGTAATTGACATGAATCCACTGGACCTTACTCTCCCTCCAAATGTTTTCCTGCTTCTCAACGGTTGCACCCATATACAATCTCCTGGCTCACAGTTCACAGCATCAATTGTCGCTTCGAAGGAGCAGGAAGCATTAGTCATGGTTTTCAGTTGATACCGCAGAATCGCATATCGCTTGGCTTCGTCCGTATTCGTACACCCAAGCAAGAAATCTCGATCTATCCGTAGTGGTTCCGTCGTCGTGTCATATTCGGAACCTCGATGGGTGTAAGACTTGCGAGCGTATTCATTGCTTGCGTCCTGATATTCAACCGTGATTGCATGAGGTCTCTCTGCCTTAGTCATCCATTGCTGCTGGAAAGTATCAGAGGTTATGTTCCCCGCAGTAAAGAGTCCGGTAAAGTTTGCCTCTGTAACTACGGTTTCAATTGCGATCTTATATTCATTTGTCTTCAGTAGGGATGCACGACCTACTTTTAATAAGACCATGATCGCATCTTCGCCAGTTCCAAAGGTATCGAAGATTCCGTTAAAATGTGCTCTAACTTCGGTTCCGATTGCTGTCTCGCAATATGAGGACCATGCGTTAATACTGGCCTGATTTATTTTCTCGACATCGACACCAAGATGATTGCACATAATTTCCATGAACATATTGGCCGGATTATTTGAATTATCCGTATGTGTTCCTCCACCCGAAGCGGCCCACCACGGGTATGTTACATTCCCTCTTTCGACGACTACCGAGACATTCTCCATAGAGGATCCGATCTTATCGCTGAATGGAACTTTGATTCCGAGGAGTGCAGTTCCTGGGTAGGCAAGTGATTTCCTTAAAACCTCGTCCACCATGGATATCTGACATTGGCTCATATCCGCATTGTTATAGTCGTCTTCAGTTGTTCTCAAAACTTTAGCTGACCATTGACCGGCATCTTGATATGGTGCAACGGTGACAACTTTTTCATGCGTACTTGTCTGCCCGATAACAGTTTCACCTACAACGAATGTACCAGATATATTGTTAAGTATAGATATGCTACTAAATGCCAATGGAACAATTGCACTTGCGCTACTCGTTTGTCCAACTATTTCTTCTCCTCCTAAAAATCCGTCTGTATCAGTTGTATGGTGCATTGTATTGAATTCAAAATTCATTTGCTTTCGATATAATCCCTGTCGATCTGCTGTGATTGTTTGAGCAGTATTCATCCACTTATATGCGTCGTGAGGCCAAGGAAACGCCATCGTTGACCATGAGCTTTGCCGAATATAAACATTCAAGTCAACACTCTTCTTGGCAACTACCAATTCAGTTGCAGTAGAAACACTACTGTTTTTTGCCATTGAATATAGGCCGTATGGAAAATCGAAGGTCAGAGACATCTTATCAATTACACTACTTCGAGAAATAATGTCTTCAGATACGGCGGATGAAAATGGTACAGTAGTTGGTGTGAAGGTGGATACATACTGAGCGCACTTAGAGAACCGGAACTCGTCCATCCGACCTTTCCAGTCCTTTGATACAGACGGTAAAAAGACACCACCAAGAACAGTGCTCAATGAGCCGCCTAATTTGGGGTATGTTCCTATAACAGCAATTGGACAATGAATTGATTCCGACCAATATGCAGAGATATTTGTATCAGTAATATCACTTCCATCTTTGAATATATGGAAACTATTTCCTGCCCTAACTAATGCTAGGTGATACCAAACACCGGTAGAAAATACGGTTGTATTTCCAAAACATATTTGCCTGAAACCAAATCCAGTAGAATCATTGAAACCGAATCGTATGGAAGTAGCCCCAGATTTTTTCATCCATAAATGATATCCACTTCCATCAAATTCATCTTCCCATTTTAGGATATTATATGCGCAAGAACCATTCCATGCTACAGAACTGTATAGCCAAGTCTCGAAGGTAAAGTCCTGGGTTCCTAGATCCCATGCGCAATTTTCATCAGAAGATCCGTCTGTCAACTCAATGAAATGCGCATTTGTCGTTTCTGCTACTGCAAATAAACCTGAATACGTTCCAACCTTCGCGGTAGAATCCCTGGTTACCGAAAATGTGGTAAGGCTCCTACTGAAAATCGAAGCATCTGTCATCGGAGATTCTTCAAAGTGCAGGAGTTCCTTAATCGGCTGGCTTAGATCGATATCCAGATCCCTAACTTGATGTAACGAATTGAACCAAGGAATTGCTTCCTGAGTATACAGTCCAGTTTTCCCAATATACTCGGCATGTCTAACTCCCGATAGTTTTTTTGTTTCGTTTATCCAGATATTATCTGCCGTGGCTCCGTAAGGAATCGCTCCTGCTATTGTTCTTGATACGGCCAACAGGAGATAGAGGGTTTCCTGTCTATCCGCTGACTCTATATAATAGTTGATAATCTGCCCGCCTACCCGGATTCTTCCGCCGATTACGGGGATAGGAAGTCCGCCACTCGAACTGTTCTGCGGCCCTTTAAATCCATATGTTAGGCTTGATTGAAGTAAATCCGATGTCCCAGAGATCTGTGGAATACGCGGTGTTATGACTGGGATCATAGATTCAGGCGAAGGAATATCCGGGCCATGAGGCCTCCACGGATTGATACCCGCTACCAAACTAGCAAATGCCACTAACGCCATTCCGGCTCCAAGCATCGTTTTTATACCCCTCCAGGAATGCCAGGATACGCCCCAAAGTGTTCCTCGTTCGCAAGGGCTATGCAGGTAGCCAATGTCCGACTGCACGCAGCCACAGCCCCTGCGTATTGACAGGAAGTGGCATTCTTGAACTGGTGCCTGCATGGCTCCGACTCATACCTTGCATTCGGAAAGGCCAGAGTCAACGGCTTTTCCTGCCCGAGTCCGAACTGTATCCATTCAGCACTGGGAATCGAACAACTCCGAATTATAAAGGCTTCCGTTGTTACTGCTGCTTCGGTTAGATTCCCAGAATAAACAAGTCGGAGTGTGACAATCGCTCCCTCCAATCCAAGACAATCCTCAACATATTTGTTCAGAGTTGCATCGTTGAAGATTCTCAGCATAACGTCCTGCCACGATCCATCGATATACTTAGATACATATTCAAGTTCCATCGAAGTTGCGGTCCAATCATTTCCACCAGCAGGCCACTGAACATCTTTTTTATCCTGAGCATAGCGCAGTGTTTTATCATAATCAGCCTGGGTTCCGACTACAGCTCTTGTCGCTCCGCTTATACTCCCTGTAATGGTTTCAGTGTTGACGTATGTTCCGGTTACTCCATATAAATACATAGGTGTCGCACCATCATAGATCAATCTACCGGTAGCTCCCGAAGTTCCTCCGGTTATCGTTTCCCCTAGGTAGAAAGTTCCGGCCCCGGCTCCATATCCAAGGGATTTAATCCCATAAATTGAAATCTCTACTAGCAGAATCCACGCATTAGGATTAGCCAGTACGTTTTTCGCTGTCGTTTGCGTAGCCGTTAATGTCAAACCCATTTACACAGCCTCTATTGACAGAGATACCGAATACAGTTGAGGCCCTATGATCTCAACATGCAACGAATCTTCAAGGAACCTGACTGTAATAGTTGTGGCTGTAGCGATTGTAGGATGCCTCCATTCCCAACTATTCGCACCGCCCTTTCTCTCTTCCCAATGTGTGGTAAGTGCTAAATAACTCCCTGAGGACATGGCATTCCAGTTCATGTTATATGTTTGTTTACTTGTGGTCCATTTAGAGAAGGTCTGTATATACCCAGATTCAAACGGAGTACGAACCGCATCCCACCTGCGGCTTTGTGTCCATATGTATTGCGGAGTCTCGATAGATCCAGACGGCCATGAGCTTCCCATTTAATACCTCAACGCGTTACGCATGTTTGGGTTGCGCCTTATCTCGTCTATTACCATTGTCGCTAAGATACGACCCTCAGAGACAACAGTAGGCCCCTGCGTAACATTTACAGGATTAGATCCTCTATTCTCTACGTTTATTGTAATATGCGGAGAAGAAGATTGTCCTTGTCCAACTATTCCGCCTTCATGGAATCTCTTACCACCACCTGAGATTAGACTGTCAACTAGTTCTCTGTTCATACTGACTGATTTCTTCGGGATCACAGCCTCCCCTGCCTGAAGAATAGCCATTTGCTCATCTGCTAGAAGCCCTCCAGAATGCATAAATCCTCGTTGGCCCCAACCGCTTCCAATAGGAGGGGGTTTTCCATGAAAAGGAGGGGATTTTCCATAAGAAGGAGGGGGTTTCTCTAGATAATCCTGTGCTTCTGTTGGGTATGGAATTTTAGGAACTCCCGGCAACATGGATAACCACGGAGATTTGCCTTCTCCTACTCCAGATAATGCAGACATAAGGTAAATATAATCATCAATCCCACCCTTCGCTGCTTCTATCTTTATTCTTTCTCTATACATCGAATTTGCATCCGATGGAATAGTTATCTTATTGATATCTTCCAATACAGTAGATAATCCGCCACTAAAAGCATATTCAAGAGCATCCACCAGGCGCTGGTACGATTCATGCATTTTTTCGCTATAGCCCACGCCTTTGCCTGACAGCAGTTCACTTAAAAAACGCGGATCCACTACACCTCCTTTTTCACCTACGTTGCCTAACAGCAGTCTACTTAAAAAACGCGGCTCCGCTTCACCTCCATATTTTTCATAATACGATATAGGCATTCCTACGCTAGCACCTGGCTTAGCCTCAATACCGTACTGCTTCATAAGTTCAGAACCATAAAAACCGAATTGAGGAATATCCCATTTATTTAACTGACCGGATGGAATATTAGCACCAGAATAATCAGGAACCTGAAAACCTTGATTTATTAGCTCCTGAAGTTGGGAGTACCCGCCACCGGTATACCCGTACCCGTAAAACCCGTACCTACCTTTTGATGCGATGGACTCTGTATCATAATTATTACTTCTATCATTCCGACTCATATCATCCGATCCCCTTCCCAAATGCAATCTCGGTATTACATATTCCCCGCCCTGGAGGATGCCAAGAGAGGAACCTGTCCCCGGTACGCGGCCACCTGCGTGATACTTGGGAATGATACCTCCAGAGTGCCAAGGCATTGCACCACCGAAGGCAGAATCGAACATTCCTCCAAAGATGTCAGAGCCGACTCCAGAATCACCACTAAATAATCCACCAACGAAGTCACCTATATTATCCATCAACGGATCAATCAACGATTTTTGAACAAGAGTCCTACTAATATCCATCGCCATCTGCTTCAGCATGTTTCGGAAGCTCTCTCCGATGTTATCGAAGTCCCACATCAAAGCAGACGCAAAATCGCCGGCTGTGTTACGCATAGAGTCGAAGACATTTGTGGTGATATCTGCCCACTGATCTGTCTCGGTCCCCAAAGAGTCATGGAATTCCTTTAATCCAACCTCCATCCCCTTCTTCCAGTCGTCTGTATGCCTCTTCCAGACATCGAACCGAGACTGAATGATTTCCTCTTCGGTTGCACCCATATCCCTCAGATGAGTCAGATAAGACTCTATCATCTCATCGGACATCTTCTCATTTGTACCGATGATGGCCTTCCATTTATCCTCTTCTGTCTTTATAGCAACTGCTGCCTCTTCCTTATCCCTATCTGCCTGATCTTTCCGTGCATCGTTGTACCACTTATCGGCCTGAGTAATAAGTTTCTTTTCTTCCTCTATGGCCTTCATAGCATCGTCAATATATTTGTCATAGGCCGTGTTTTTCTTTTCAGCTGCTTTTTTTGCTTCTCCTAGATCTAGCTCATTAGTTCCTGGAATAGGAGCATTCAATCCTGGAGGTCTAGGTGGCATTGGATGCTTGATTTTACCAGGTTCATATTGCGTTGCTGGCATTGCTGTAAAAGAGGATAGAGGCGAAACAAGGAATAATGATAATTTCTTAATAAACTCTCCAGGATCTTCCCTGCTTAACATAATTAAGTCAGTTAATTTATTAACTACTGTAGTAAGAGGCCCAACCACTATCTCAGCTAAAGTGATTGACATTCCCAAAAGAGCGGCGTTCAGATTATTGATCGCATCATTCGCCTCGTCTGCCTTATCTGCAAATTCTTTGCTGATAATGATACCGAACCGTTCAGCAGCACGAATCCATGCGTTAATCGCTCCTGTACCTTCCCCGAGAAGTGGGACAAGATCAATCCCTGCACGACCGAATAGCTTGAAAGCTGCTAATGCTTTATCCGCAGGATTCTTGATTCTTTCAAGAGCCCCTACGATATCCATGAAAACCTTATCAGGAGATTGACTGCTTAACGTCTTCGCATCCAGGCCAAGAGCCTTGATAACTTTCCCGGTTTCTCCTAACCCATGCGCCGCTTCCGCGATATTCTTCGTCATACGTTGCAAACCAGTCCGAAGTGCTTCGGCACTAACCCCTGACTGCTTTGCTGCGTATTCGAGGCCGGACAATTTATCCGTGGCAATTCCAATAGACCTACCGAAATCCCGCATCTGATCTGCGGTGTCGATTGCCTTCATCGTGACTCGTTCGAGCGAAGACACAACCTGCTGGATAGAAGCTACTGAAACAAGAGTCTTTATAGCAAAGGAAGCCTTTTTCATGCCGCTTTGGATGTTATTTCCCATCTTATCGAACTTGTTGCTAATTGTCTGGATATCTTTCGATACTCCAGCAACATCCGCAGCAATCTTTATAAGCAGACTACCTACTACGTTGGCCAATGTTGTAAGCTCCCATAGATGCTTTCATGCGTTCGCCTAAGACCTTCGGATCTGTTTGCTTCTGCTTCTTCTCATCCTCGTTTTCTAGGCTGAAGAACGCAATCCACTCCGCAATCTCCCTGCTGTCCATCTCTGCCATTAGTCGGCTCATTGTGTATCCCAATTCACGAGCGAGCCGGAATAAAAACCGCTTCTCGGAATTGGTTTTCATTCCCCCTTTATCTGATCCACACTCTTATCGGTCATTCCGTTGAGTTCAACGGCTGCTGAAAATATCTTGTTGATTGCCACGGAAGATTTATCTGACAGGAGCTTGATGTCTGCTTGCTCGAAGATCTGCTTGCCCTTGTCATCTACAAGACAGCAGATAATCAGCCGCTCCATGAAGTCATCGGCAACCTTCCCCTTCGTGCTAATGGATGATTGAAACTGTTGTCGATCCTTCGCAGACATCGTTTTGATACGCACAGACCCGCCCCATTCGGGAACCTCGACATCTGCAAACCTCTTGTCGTCAGCCTGAATAATCTGATCTTTCGTCAACATAACTAATCTCCTTATTGTATTAACCAGTTCACTTCGCCATTTATGCAGTTGATGCCGTTGAATAAACAACCGGCCCCGAAATTTCAATTACTGCATTAGCTGTAACCTTATTGTCCACTGCTCCTGAAACGCTAAATGACATCGGGTACCCTCTGAAATGGCACCACGATGGGAATGAAGCGGCGCTGGTTGCCCTATCCGTGAATAGAATTGCATAGATATTAGATTTTCTTGCGGCACGATCAGCGATCAATTTCTGCTGTCCATAGTCTGTAGCGTTGAAGTTCATTGTTATTGACAGCTGGCCCTCGTCGCGGAGTCCAACCATCTTCTCCTTCGCGGTGCTCTGGATTGATGTGATATCGATTACCGCTCCAGACCCACCAGGCCCAGTGAAGTCAGTAATCTCTCCTATAAACGTAGAAGCAAACCCCCAC